GCTCGACAACATGACGCGCAGCGTGCGCTACGAAGGGCTGCTCATCAACGAATTGCTCTGGCACGTCTACGGCCGCAAGCCAGGACGATTGGCGCACCTTGTGACCGGCGAAGGCGAGGCGAAATCGGTGTTGATCGGCCAGCCGTTCACGATGGACCCGGCGGCGCGCCGTCCGGTGCCGGTACCGCCGCCGATGCCGGGCATGCCGATGGGGATACCGCCGGGGATGCCGCCACCGGGACCGCCGGGCATGAACGGACGCCCAAATGGCCTCCCGAATGGCCAGCCGAGCGGGATGCCGCCGATGAGCAGGGCCAACGGCGCCCCGGCTCCCCAAATCCAGGAATACACGCTGACGGAGCACGCGCGCTTCAATGTCGCGGTCAAGGTGACGCGCACCTACGACACCCGCCGCGAACAGGAGCATCAGTCAGTCGGCCAAGTCATTGCCGCTGACCCGAACCTGATGCAAGTCATTGGGGACTTGTTCTTTAAGTCGATGGACGGGCCGGGCCACAAGGAAATGGCCGAACGGATGCAACTGATGTTGGCGCCGCCGGTCCAGGAATACCTCAAGGCGAAGAAAGAGGGCCGCGATCCGGTGCCGCCGCAGGTGCAGCAGCAAATGGATCAGGCCAAGAAGATGATCGAGGCGCTGTCGAAGCAACTGGAGGCGGTGACCAAGAAGCTCCAGACCGACGAAATCAAGCAGTCGGCGGAGAACGCGCGGACGCAGTTTGACGGGCAGGTGGCGCTCCAGACCGAAGCCGTGCGCGCCCAGGCCGAGGTCGCCAAGGCGCAGGTGCAGGCGCAACTCCAAATCGAACTCCAAAAGCTCAAGATGGCCCAGGCGAACCTCGACCGCGAGGACACCCAGGCGCACGAGATGGCGATGGGGAGCGCCGATGCCGCCGCCGCCGCCGATCAGGCGCAAATCCAGGCGGATCGGGTTGCGGCCCAGACCGCGCAGCAAGCGGGCCACGCGCGCGAGGCGCAGTTCTCCGACCAGCAAGCCGCGCAGGCGTCCCAGACACAAGCCGAACAGGCGGAAGCCGAACAAGCCGCGCAGGCGCAAGCGGCGCAGGCCGAACAGGCGGCACAGCAGCAGGCGGCGGATCAGGCCGCAGCCGCGCAGGCGCCGGAGGAACCGGCGTGAGGGACTACTTGGACGACGCCGACGAGCCGATCCGGCTGATTACGCCGCCGACGATGACGCCTTCGACGCCGCATCGGCCGTCGCGAGCGCCGTTGCTCCAAATCTGTCCGATCTGCCTGCATCCGGTGACGGCGCTCTCGTTGGACCACTTACAGGAGGGCATGTTGGCGCACTGGAACCGGAGGCATCCGGTCGGGTAATGGAACTGCCCGCCGATCTGGAACGCTACCGGGTGAAAGCAGCCGGGCCGTGCCCAGGGTGCCAGCGGCAGGTGTCACATGTGCTGGCGCGGGTCGATGAGAGTGGCGGGCTCTTGCTGGCGTTCCTGCACGACGGGGACGAGCGGGGATCGGTGCCCTGTTTGGCCTTCGCGCCACGGGAAGCCGTGGAACGCGAAGTCATTCGGAATATGCCCCCGGCGGCGGGGATTCACTGAGGAGGCGCGATGGACCTGTTACTGCTCCTGATCGGCTTGGCGGTGGTGGGCTTCGTGATCTACCTGATCACGGCGCTGATCCCGATGCCGCCGTACTGGGCACGGGTGATTCAGACCGTCGCGCTGATTGTCCTGCTCGTCTATCTATTGACGCGGTTTTTCCCGTTACCCAACGTGTTGCGGTGACGTGATGTGGCGACTCTGGACGCGTGGCTGGGGACCAAGGGACTGGTGGCACTGGTTCAGGAGAGAGGGCTTTCCGATGTGGGTCGCATGGCGACTGCCGCACCGGATCGCGCTGTGGACGTTCATTCGCGTCTACGCGAAGGACGGGCAAGCCCCTGGACCTGAATATGACCGGGTCTATGACGCATGGGAGGCTGGCGCGCGGCGGCAATGATGCCCGAACTTCTGGCGCTGGCGGTCCTTGGGGCGCTCTGCGCGTGGCTGCTCTGGGCCAACGTCACCTCGCCAGACGAGGCGCCCGCCGGGTGGCTGGATTGGGTCAATCTCGTCTGTGCGCTCGTCGGAGTCGCCGTGCTCCTGGCGGGCGCGGTGGCCTTTGGCGGCATGAATGAGGCGTTTCCCTGACATGAGCGTCTGGACCTCTATCGGCATTGCCGTCATCGCCTTGGCGCTCATCTGGGTCGCGGCGGATTGGATTTTTCGGCGGCAGTAGGGCTTGGTAGGGCTTTGTCGGGTTTTATTAGTAGTTTGTCGAGTTTTCGACGAAAAGTGTCGAGTTTTCGACGAAAAGTGTCGTTGCAGAACGTGACACTTCGTGACACTTCGTAACACTTTTTGTTGCGCTTTTTGTTCGCCGTTCCTTCGCTTGGAATCGCACTAATCGCACTAATCGCACTGCGAATCGCACTCTCTTTTTTTCGTTTCTTTCGTCTATTTCGTCGCGACAGCGACGTTGGAGCGCGTAAGTGGCACTAGCTGACCATCCCACCACCACCGCCGACGCAGGCGGCTGGACCGAATCGCCCGACCAGCCCACCGTCGAACCGCAGGGCCAGAACACCGAAAAGCCGGAGCCCACCGGCACCAATGGGCTCGACGCGACCGGGCAGGCGCTTGTCTCCGAGCCGGAAGAGGCGCACGAAGGCAACGAGCCGCCGCGCCGCGCCGATGGCCGGTTCGAGAAAAACGGGTTCCGGCGCCGGGCCGCGAGCCAGCAGGCCAGCGCCGAGGATGTCCCGCGCATCCAGGAATTGACCCGCAGGCTCCGCGAAACCGAACGGGAACGCGACTCGCTGAAGTCCGGTGGCAGGCCCGCCACCTCCAACGGGCAGGCCGCACCGGTGCTGGAGCCGCCGCCCGCGCCCGCGCCGCCCGCGCCGCCGACACGTCGGCCGGGCCTTCCGCCGCCGCCGCCGCCGTTCACGCTCCAGGAGCCGACCTTCGACCAGTTCAAGGACTCGCCCGATCCGCTCCGCGACTACACGAAGGCGATGGCGCGGTTCACCCACATCGAGGAGAACCATCGCCGGGCGGTGGAGTGGCACAAGGAGCAGTCGCAGAAGGTGAGCGAGCGCCATGACGGCGAACTGCACGCGATGACGCAGGCGCACTGGGCGCGCATGTCCGCGATTGCTGCCGATCCGGCCAACAAGGGCTTGGTCGAACAGTTCGCGAACGACAACCGGCCGATCACGCCCGCTATCCTCCAGGCGGTCGTCCGCATGGGCGATCAGAGCGCCGCTGTCACGTTGGCGATGCTCAAGACGCCGGGACTGCTTGAAGAATTGACGCTTGCGACTTACGATAGGCCCGCAACACCCGACCTCGTTGCGATTGTGCAACGCCGCTTACAGTCTTTGGGGCTTTCGGCCGCAACCACCGGATCGGCCACTGCCCCTGCTCCAAGACCAGCGCCCCGTCCGCCGAATCCGGTGCGGACCGCGCCAGAGGCACCGCCACGGGAACTGCCCGGTGACGATGCGTCGTTAGCCGATCACGCGGCAGCGTTCCACCAGCCGCGCCGCTCACGCTTGCGACGAGATCGCTAGCCTGCGGCCCGTTGGCTGCTGCCATTGTGAGCGGCCAATGAATTACGTCATCACCCCGACGTGGGTCACCAAAGACACCGCGTTGTTCTGGGACAACAGTCTCAAGCTCGTTGGGAACTTCGACCGGCAGTGGAACAAAGAGTGGAATAACAAGCCGAAAGGCTCGCAAATCGGGGACACCGTCCAGGTCCGCACGCCGCAACGCTGGACCGTCACCGAGGGGCAGGCACTCATCCAGCAGTCCATCCTCAACCAGACCGTCCCGCTGACGCTGAACCATCAGTACAACGTCGGCATGGGCTGGAGCAGCATCGAGGACACCCTCCAGATCGAAGAAGTGCAGGACCGCTACACGATGCCTGCCGGTGTCGCGCTGGCGAACAAGACCGACGCCGTTGCGGGCGCCGAGGTCTACCAGTCGATTTACAACGTGGTCGGCACGCCCGGCACGCCGCTGGTCAACAAGGACTGGACGGACGCGGTTGCGCTGCTCCAGATGACGGGCACGCCGGAAGGCTACGTCGCGGTCATTGACCCGTTGATGCAGAGCGAACTGCTCAACGCGAACTTCGCGTTGTTCGGCAAGCAGTACCAGGAATACTTCCGCACCGGCCAGTTCTCCGCGATGGCCTTGGGCGTGGACGAGTGGTACTACGACGCCGTGCTGCCGATTCACAATTCCGGCAACTTCGCGGCATCAACCCCCATCGTCTCGGGTGCGAACCAGACCGGATCGGTGCTCAACATCTCCGGCATGGGCGCGTACTCGCTGAAGAAGGGCGATGCGTTCTACGTGCTTGGCACGTCCCTCCAGGGCGTCAACCCGCTCTCGTACACCTCGACCGGCCAGCCGCAGCGGTTCGTCCTCACGGCGGACATCGCGGGCACCGGCACGGCGGCATTGCCGATCAGCCCGGCGATCATCCCCAGCGGTCAGTTGCAGACGGTGACGGGATCGCCGTCGAACGGCGCGGCGATTGTCTTTGTCGGTGCGGTCCCTACGGCTGCGCCGACGACTCCGCCGTGGACGATGGCGACGACGGCCTCGCGGCAGCAGTTCTTGTTCAACCCGGCGGCATTCGCGTTCGTGTCCGCTCCGTTGACTTCGGATCTGCCCGGCGCGCGGTCGAAGGTCGTCACCAACAAGGACATCAAGGCGTCCCTGCGGTGGGCGGAACAGTGGAACATCCAGACCGACCAGAAGCCCTCCAGGGTGGACATTCTGATTGGTGTGGCGGCTATCGAGCCGTACTTCGCGGTGCGGTTGCTGCGGTAGTCTCGACGTATCGGGG